AGAACTGAGGAAATGCGTTTACACGATAAACTTAATATATTCATCAATAAATTTAGACCAGGACGAATCAGGACAAACCAATTTTTGGGTGTCACATTCAATAATGGTACAACAAAATTTGATTTTAGTACATGTATTGATAGGTCAGTTGATGAAGCTCTCGATGCTAACCAACAGTATAACACTAACATGGCAAGAGACGTGAAAAAAACTTACAAAAATTAATATATTTCTTAAAATTTTTAGATATATATTATAATGTTAAAGATAATTTAAAGTATGGGTAAAGAAATTACATTAAAAGAATGGTTAGGAGATAGCCAGCTAGGTACTGACATTATAAATAAAAAATATCTCCAAGAAAATGAGACGTTTATGGAATGGGCTGAAAGGGTTTCGGGTGGAAATCAAGAGGTAAAACGTCTTTTTATTGAGAAGAAGTTCATTCCAGCTGGTAGAATTTTATCAAATCGTGGTTTAAATAATAAAGGTATTAAATCAACTCTTAGTAACTGCTATGTTTTGACTGTTGATGACTCTATTGAAAGTATCTACCAGTGTTGTTCAAATATGGCACGTACATATAGTTATGGTGGTGGTGTTGGTATTGATATATCAAAACTAAGACCATCTGGTGCTATTGTACATAATTCAGCCAGAAGCACAACTGGTGCTGTTTCATTTATGAAGACATTTGATGTTGTCACTGGAACCATTGGACAGAATGGTCGTCGTGGTGCTTTGATGATTAGTATTAGCGTAAATCATCCTGACGTATTGGAATTTGTTGATATTAAAGCAAATACTGACCAAATTACAAATGCTAACATTAGTGTCAGGGTGAATGATAAATTCATGAAAGCCGTTGAAAATGATAGTGATTACCTACTTCATTGGCCATGTGAAATGGGCATTAGTGATAAAGAGATTGATGCAATTGAAGAATACAACAAATTGACCTGTGTGGAAACTATCAGTGGTCCTGTTTATCTTAAAAAGATTAAAGCCAGAGATTTGTTTATGAAATTGGCTAAGAATAACTGGGATTACGGTGAGCCAGGTATCCTTTATTGGGATAGAATTAAGAATTGGCATATGATGGCAGCTAACAAGGATTTTGAATATGCTGGTGTAAATCCATGTGCTGAAGAGCCACTTCCAAACGGTGGCGCATGTTTGCTTGGTGCCATGAATCTTTACCAATATGTAAACGATAATGGTGAATTCATGTATGATGAATTCAAAAAAGATGTAAAGACTGCAACCATTGGTCTTAATGAAATTCAGGTTGAGGGTACAGAATTGCACCCACTAGAAGTTCAGCGTGATAGTGCTAAGAAATTCCGCCAGATTGGTCTTGGTATTTTTGACCTTGGCGGTGCTTTGATTAAGATGGGTATTGCTTATGGTACTCCAGAATCAAGGAAGATTGCTTATAATATTACACACGAAATGCTTATTGCAGCATTTGAACAATCATGTGATTTGAACACAGTTGGTGTCGAATACCCTGGTTTGTTTAATTCAGAGTTTTATAAGAAACAAATTGAACCATATATTGGTAATGAATATAAAGGTCGTTATCCACTTAATAGTCAGTTGTTGACTATTGCACCTACTGGAACCACTTCAACTATGGTTAATGCTACTGCTGGTGGCGGTGAACCTATGTTTGCTAAACTTTATACAAGGTCAACCAAGTCAATTGGTGAGGTTGATTATGTAGTGTATCCACAGGCTGTTTTGGATTATCTTGGTAAAGATTTTGATAAGAATAACTTGAATATCGATTACATTAACGAGAATATGGATAAACTTCCAGATTACTTTGTTAGTGCTGATATTATCGACCCTAAAGACAGAATTTTGATGCAAGCTGCTTTACAGGAGAATATTGATGCTTCCATCAGTTCAACTATTAATCTTCCTGAGAAAGCCACTGTACAGGATGTATATGATATTTATTTACAGGCTTGGGCTAATGGTTTGAAAGGTGTAACAGTTTTCCGTGAGGGATGTAAGAGGGCTGCTATTCTTAACAGAACCACCGAAAAGAAAGAAACTGAGGTGATTTTCAATACAGTTAATGCCCCTAAACGCCCGAAAGTGTTGGATGGTGATTACTATCAAGTCAAGGTTCAAGGTAAAACCTTTATCATCATTGTTGGTTTGATGGATGGTAAACCTTATGAGATGTTTGTTCTTCCATGTGATGAGTGCCAGAAGGTAAAGAACCATAGGGGTAAAATTACCAGGGTTAAGAAGAGAGTTTATAAGTTTGAGTCTGATATAATGGAGATTCCTAACATTGCTATTGAGGTTGACAATGACTACGATATTAACGGTGAGATTGAGAAAATTTCTTCAATTGTCAATGAAGGTCACAAGCTTTCAAAAGGTGATGTTGAGATTATCCGTGATTCGGTTTACAATATCAAGGAATACAGTGAGAAACGTGAATATCGTAACGTTTCAATCCATGTAAGTGGTAACTTGAGAACTGGCATGCGTCTTGAAGACATTATCAAACTTGAGGACAAATGTAATGACAGTATTGTGTCGTTTAATAAAGCTGTTGCCAGGGTATTGAGCAAATACATGGAATCAACTGATGATAGTGGAGAGGTATGTCCTGAGTGTGGCACACCGTTGGTTAATGAAAATGGATGCAGACATTGCCCGAAATGTGGTTACTCAGCATGTAGTTAATTTTAGACAGTATTATTTATGAAAAATTTAACATATATAGCAAATAAAATACATCTGACTGATAAAGGCAGTGTATTCGGTAGTTCACATGGATTTACTGATTTTTATAACGATGTTTTCGAAGAAATTTATAATATTTGTAAATATGAGAATCGTAAAGTAAATGTTTTAGAAATTGGTGTACTTAATGGGTACAGTTTATTAATGCTGAATGATTTTTTTGGCAATAATTGTAATATTATTGGGCTTGATATAGATGATTTCATGATTAATAAATTCAATACCACCTACGGTACTTATAATATGCAAGTATTGAAATGTGACCAATCAAATATCAATGATTTGGAAAACTTTATGAATGAGTATTCTGATATTAAATTTGATATTATAATTGATGATGGTAGTCATGTTTATTCACACCAAATGCTTAGTTTATTTATGTTATCTAAGATGTTGACTGATAATGGTATATATGTATTAGAAGATTTACATACAAGTTTAGGTGTGGTAAACACAGATTTTGGTGATAACTCTAATAAACCAACAACTCCTTTATATTCACTTATGTTTAGAGTTGATTCACCACATTTAACCAAAGAACAGAATGATGATTTATTTAATAGGCTGTGTGATGTTGTTGTATATAACAGGAAAAATTACAACTGTCCAACTTTTAATAACGCTTCTGTAACATCAATTATTACATTTAAAAATAACTAAAAAACACAAATTCATAAATAAAAAGAGACACTTCGGTGGCTCTTTTTTTGTAATTAAAAAATAAAAATATTATATTTATAATGTATAGGATTGTAAATTATGGCAAGAACACAAAAATACGGTATAAAATTTCCAATCAAAATTGAAAATAAAAAGACTTTATTGGACTTGAACGAAACAAGGGCTGATGAGGTTAAATCTCAACTTATACATCTTATTTTCACTCCTCAGGGACAGAAATTAAGAGACCCGTTGTTTGGTACAAATCTGATTACATATCTTTTCAGTGAAATGAATGACCGTTTGACTTGGGATGATATTATTTTTGAGATAAAGGATAAAGTCAAAAAATTCATTTCAAATTGTGAGGTACAGGATGTTACAACAGAACAGGTTGGCGACAGCGGAGAAGGATTGGCTGTTACAATTAAGTACACTCTTAAAGAACAAGATGGTACAACTAAAGCTTATGAATTAACACAGGTAATATAATATGGCAGAATCAAGAATTTCATATTTAGATAGAACGTATCAGGATTATAAAAATGATATTATAGATATTACTCAAAAATATTATCCAGATATTTTCAGTAATTACAATGATGCGTCAATCGGTAATTGGCTTATTGATATCCAGGCTGATATTGCCGATAATTTATCATATAACATTGATAGGGCATATCAGGAAACAAACGTTGATAGTGCAAACACGAAAGATGCTTTGTTAAATATAGCCAGAACCAATGGTTTAAAAATCTCAGGGCCTAAGTGTGCTATTGTTGAAATCGAACTTTCGTGTAAGATTCCAATGAATACAAGTGCAGTTAGCAATTCAGGTAACACTTTATCAAAGGCTGATGAAAGTTATTGTCCATATGTTAAACGTGGTACTTTGTTCTCAGACGGTAAAAACACATTTGAATTAATCGAGGACGTTGATTTCAAGAGCCAGTTTGATAGCAACGGTATTTCAAATAGACAAATGTACCCTAATAGGGATGGTAATGGTAATATCATTAACTATACCTATAAGAAACTAACTATTGCCCGTGCTGGTCAAACAAGGGTTTATAAAAAAGTTATTA